CAAAATACCCTTGCGCCTGGAGTTTCTTTTTTATCTTAGTCTGTATTTGCTGCTCTGTGAGAATTTTAGACATTTAAAATAGTTTTTAGACATTATTTAGACATTAATGAGTCATTATAAAAAAAAAAGCAACGGCTAACGTGATTACTGAAATCCACGCCATAATTTCTACGATTAATTCCTCTTTATTATTCATTACGTTTTTTATAAATTTTAAATAATTCCTCTATTGTTAAATCCTTTCCCTTATAATCCCAAAGGTATATTGAATTAAAATCGCACTCCAATCGCAACCAAGTTACAAATTGAATAATCTCGATTAAATCGTCGTCCTTTGGAATGTATTTTGTACCTTTCATAATAATTCAATTTCTTTTTTAACTTCTTCCCAATACTTTGTAAATACATTCGTATGTGAATTTTCTAATACCTCATCAACTGCTATTAATGCACAAACCTTAGCATCTTCTACAGCTTCTTCATCATACATTAAATTAGCTTTTAAATAACTATAGTATTTATTAACCAATTTCCAAGCTTTTTCTTTTGCTGTCATAGTTTTTCTATCTTTTTTTTAACTTTTTCCCAGTTTATATCTTGACCATAGCATTCGTATTTACTGCATCCATTTTTTTCTTTTAATATCTCATTAACTGCTATTAATGCACATTTTTTTTGCTCGTGTATTGAGGGAATAAATATTTCATTTAAAAAACTGTATTTATTTACTAACTCTTTGGCTTTCTCTTTTGCTTTCATAGGTTTAATATTTATCTCTCATTACTGAGAGATATTTTCTTTACAAAATTATCGTTATAATCAAACTCCAACTCAAAAAATTCTCCATTGTCTAAATACTTAAATGTATAAATGTAATGAGAGCAAAAGGCTTTTTTATCGTTGCTCCACTTCTCCGGCATTTCTAAATTTTTAGCCGTTCCGATCATTCGAAACTCACGCCCAGCCGTTCCGACTTGAGGTAATAAGTGAATACCGATTTTATTATTCTTTACAATTAGATAGTCCATTATTTAGGATAATTTTTATCAATATTATTTTTTACACTATTCCAAAAAATAACAAAATTACTTATTTCAGCTCTTACTTTTGCATCCAACTCAATAGCATGAGTTGTATTTGTATAATCAATAGTATAAGCGCATTTTTTATTAGCATCAAGTATTTCATCAATTAAATCAAATATAATTTTTTTACTTAATTCTTTATCTATAACAGCTACAATCCAGCCAATTTTTTCATCGTTATAGTCTTTATGTTTTAAATAAAATTTATTCCAAAGCTCTTCAGCTTTTTTTTCTACTGATATATCAAAATCACTTTTCATAACTTATAAATTTTTTATCGCCCAATTGGCGTAGTCAATAATCTTTTGAAAATCCTCTTTGTCTTGATCTTTTTTTCTCCAGTTGTATTTGTCAATATTAAATTTGCAAATAGCCAATATTTCCTCCTTACTTAAGTTTGCCTCAGCTCGCTCAAAGGTATCGATACCGATTTGATATTGCTTTGGTTTTTTGACGTATGGATTTGTAATTGTCTCAAAAAATTCTTTACTCATAATATAAAAAATAAACCCTCCTCGATTGCTACCGCCAAGTGCAAAAGAAAAGGGAATTATTAAATACTTTACTTTGGCGGTTGTACAAATATAATAATATTATTTTATTATATCCAAATTATTTTGATTAAAAATTTTCAAAGTATAATCTTTTTTCTTTAATACCGTTTTATAAATGTCAAGTTCAATTCCTCCTTTGCTAAATATCCAAAAGACCTCATTTGATTGTCTTTGCATTGTCGTTAATCTGTCTCGAGATTGCCAGTAACTCGTTGCACTGAAAGCGATATTATAATAGACTAAGTATTTGGCATTCTTTAAACTTATTCCCTCACGTCCGGAGACGATTTGCAAAGCGATATTTTTATCGGTATTGTCAAACTCTTGAACATCATTTGTCAAGTTCTCGACGCCAAAAACTGAGAGCAAAGCGTTATATTCCTCTTTGAAGACGTAAAAAATTGCAATTTTTACTCCCTTAAATTTTTCGAGAGTAAATTCAGCCTTTGAGTAATCAATTACTTTTGAAGTTCCGTCCTCAAATTTACAAGTCCCTGAGCTTAGTTGGTGGATTTTCTGCATTAATTTAACTCCAGTATCTCCGAGAATGACCTGTCCGTCGGTGTTCTTAACAACTAAATTTTTTTTGAGCTTGTTAATTATTAAATTTGTTATCGGTTGCATTTCACATTCGAGGATCATTTCGTTGACTGAGGTTGTGAAACCGGCTTGAGCTTGTGTAAAAGTGATTAAATAGTTTTGAATTACTCTTTTGATTAACGACTCTTTGGCTTGAGAGTAGTCTTTTATAACCGCATAGCCTAAGCGTTTCTCTTTTACGTCCACATAATCGACAGCCCACTTGTAAAAGTTAGTATATTGTTTAAATGGAGAATAATCGGAAACCCAAAATTGATTAAACCATTGCGAATGACTCTCTGGCGTTGGCGTTCCGGATAAGAATATCATTGGCAAATGAGAGTAACGCTTTTTAAATAGCTGAGCGACTTTATTCGGCTTTGGAAACGCTCCATATTTGTGATGCTCATCCGAAACGACTAAGTCAAAATCAATATCGTCAATTTTATGTAAACTTTGATCGTTTATAATTACAATTTCAAATTCATAACCAAAATTAAAATGATCTCTTTCAATACTTGAAATCGCTTTTTTCTTAGTTACAAATAATACCTTTTTAGCTCCAAAGAGTTTACAAGTTTCCAACGCAATAGCTGTTTTGCCTGTGCGGACTTCGCAGCAATAGTAAACTATTTTTTTATGCGTTAAAATCTCGACTCCCTCTTTGGCTAATTTTGACTGATAATCTCTTAATTTAAGCATATCTAAAAAATGTATTATTTTTTTTATAAATTGACAAATGAGACCATAATTTTCTTTTATCCCAATTAATAGTTTTTGCTGCGTCTTCTAAGGTATCGTAATAAATTCCGGTTACAATATTAATAATTGGCTTATATAAATAATTTTTATCTCCTTTTAATTTTTCACTTATTTTTTGCTTTGAAACTTCAGTATGATTTTTTCCAAAGAATGGATTATTATCTTTTAATCTACTTTTACTTAAAAATAATTTTTGCCACTCAGGAATGTTTTTACCTCTTAATTTTGAAACTCTTTTTTCAATAGTTTCGTTTGATTGTTTTTTTCCTAAATTATACGATCTTAATTTTATTTTACATTCCTCGCTTATAATTTTACCTTTTTGAGATTGAGATATTTTTATTTTTGTCTCTTCGCTTAATCTACCGCTTTTATCATTTGTTTTAGTATAAACACAATTTAAACCAATTTCAATAGAATTAAAAAATTCTTGCCAAAAACGTTCTTTTATATTTAATTCATTTATTTTACAAGTTTCTAAAATTTCAAATATATGATTTTCAGATCCGTATTTTTTTAATGAATAATATAATTTTGGACTATCATTTGAATATAATTTTTTATGATAATTCCACCTTTTATAAATATCAACACTTTGCCCAATATAAATCTTATTATTTGGAGAAGTAATTTTATAAATTCCTATTTGTGTGTCCATAATTTAAAAATTTTTATTAAAAAATTTATTTTTTAATCTAAAAAGCTATATCGTCGTCCTCGACTAATTCAACGTTATTTGTTTTGATTGTAAACCAACGCATGCCGTTAGTATTTCCGTCGATATATTTTGCACCTATAAAATTGCAATACTTTTGTACCCAAATATTAAACTTCTTATTTGTCAACCATTTTTTATAATCCTGGTACTCGGTTGTAAAATTATTGAAGTAAAATGATTTTTCGAGTCTTTGATTGTGAGGTACGTTTTCAATATCCTTAACCCACTCCAAAAACTCCATAGAAGTCTCAGCGATAAATTTACGCATTTTAATATTTTTGGCGTTTTGAGGTACTAATCCCAATTTCAAATAAGATTGTAAACAATAAACCATATAATTATCAAAGCGCTTATAATCGTCTTCATCCCAGTCGTCAAATAGTTGGCGATTAAATTCGTCGTAAGGTGTCAAAGACTTTCCGTAAAATTGTGCGAACTCAATCTCAAACCTACGGCGATCGTGAGAATTTCCCTCTCCTTTAATTGCGTAATTTGTAGAGATAACCATTTTAGGACTTTCCTCAACTTTCAATTTAATAGCGTCTTTGTTTTTACGCTCGAGAGTCATTCCCTCAGTTACCAAACTAAATTTGCTCTCAAAGTCAAAATTCTTTTTAACGTCGTCAAATACCAAAACTTGAGTCTCAGGCGAGACGGTCTGATATGGAAACGATTTTTTATCGTCAAATGACTTTCCGTCTAATATTGATATTTTTCTAATTTGTTTTAAACCTTGTACAAATAATCCTTTCCCAGTTCCACCCTCCGGATTTTCGCTAATAACCTCATCATTTAAGATTATAGCCTTATTATTCATTTTGTTTTTATAAGTACTTAAAAGATATCCAACGACGCACTCGATAGCTATTGGCTCATTATTGCTAATATTATTTATAAAAGTTTTATATTCATTCTCCAGGTCATCGCTTTGAATAAAATCTCTCTGAATAATTTGAGACTTCCAAACGTAGCCGTCAACGTCGATATAGTCAACCAATTTTATAGAGTCTTTTGTGACTTCTAAAATTCCATTCTCAAAGGCAATATAAGATTTTGTTTTGGTGTCTTTTAGCATCATTAAATCGACGCTTTCAATCATTGATAAATAATTCTCTGAGAATATATTTTGATAACTTGCGCAATAATTCCAAACGTCAATCTCTCCTCGATCCATTAAATAATTAAGTACGAAATCTTTTATTTTCTCGGCTGAGGTTTCAACTACTTTATTGGAGCTTATATAAATCCACGTTGCCTTTTGTGCCTCTGACTGAAAATATTTTTTAAATCCGTTACGCTCTAAAAATAATCGATACTTTAAATTATCAATTCTCAGTTTATTTTTTTCGCCATATTGCCAAAAGTCTTCGTGTTCGGATGCTTCCTTTATTTCGTTGAATGTATCCTCCGTAATACCATATTTTTCGATTACTTCCTTTTTACCTTTCTTTAAATCTACTTTTATAGAGTCTATTTTATTATAATTCTCAAAGTATTTAATATCAAAATTACGTTTTTTATAAGCGGATTTTATTGTCGTTTTTGCCTCTGTCTCTGAGAAGTCTCCTATTACTACATTATTAAGAATGTAACCCTCTGCATTGCCTTGAGATATACCATATTCACAAAACGCTCCAGCCAAGTCAAAAATAAAAGCGTTACGCTCTCCCTCTCTAAAATCTTTTTGCCAATTCCACTCCATTATTTTAGCAATAATTTTATCCTGGTCGGTAACCGGTAAAAGTGGCACTCGCTCCGATACATTAAATCCCTCCTCTTTTAATATTGGATTAAAAATTTCAGCCTCCGGATTAAAATAAATGTTCGGATCGTAGGACTCAAAACAAACTCGGTCAACGTTTGAGTTGCTAATATCAAAATAATCGAAATTAAATTGCTTTTGAAACTCTTTAAAGACTTTCGGATGAGTTTCTTTTGTGAGTTCATTTGATACTTTTATAACTCCTTTTATTCCTATTCCGGAGGGAGATATAAAAAGTAAACAAAAATGTTTATTTTGTTTTAATACTTCCAATTGAGAAAGCATCGTTTCAACGTCAGGATATTTGTCAAAATCGACAACCATTAATCCGGAATGTTGTTGAAGTGAGTTTGAGTTTCGTTCGTTGAAAATACCGGCAAAAATAATACAGGGAAGTTTTGTTTTATTTTCTTTTGATCCGTTTCTGACTAATTCGACAATCTCTTTTGAAGTTCCTTTTTTAATCCTATTGACTATTTTCTCAATTGGAACGTGAAAAGGTACGTCGGTTGACTTATACAAGTCTTTAAATACTGATACTATCATATTGTAAAAAAATAGTCCCCAATACCAGCAGTGGTAGTTGCGTGGTATTAGGGACTTTGTAAAAAGTTAAATTATGGCTACCACTCCAAATGTTTTTCAAAGATAATAATTAATTTTATATAAACTAATTTTTTTTATTTTTTTTTAATAGTACACATTCAACACATTTTTTTGGAAAATGTACCCCCCCCCTATAAATTTAAAATTTTATTTTCTAAGGGGGTATAGGGAAACGCTTAAAATGTGTACTATTAAGCAAAAAAAAGGAGGACTTAAGCCCTCCGATTTCCATTATTAACCAAACTAATTATTAAAAATCCAAATCGTCGTCCTCGATAACCTCATCGCTTTCAATTGGTGCGATTGTATCAATTGGCTCGGCTTTTGCTAAATACGTCTTTAAATAAGCCTCCAATACATTGTAAGCTTCATCCGCTAAGTCAGCCTCTGAGTCACTTAACGACTTCTCAAAGGCAAATCCTGGCGTTGTATATTTAACAGCTCCCTTTTTGCCGTCGATAGCTTTGTCAACGACAACCCACTCGTCCGTTAACCTGGATCGAGTCTTTGCCGTAAAATCTCCGTAAGATTGGCACGCTGCTCCCTTAAGTTGTAAGTTAGCAATTGAGCCGTCTTCTAGCATACAATATACGCTCTTAACATAATGACCTCCGGCAGCCTTAATTTTCTCTTTAATGTCTTTGTAAAGTCCCTTAGCAATTTCGTTTCCTTTAAATGGTTTAACAACCATTTCATCACGTGAGATAAATTTAACCTCGTTGGAATTGATTTGACTAGAGCTTGCATCGTTCCACCCTTTTATGGTGTGCAATTCGTCAAGGACTAAAAATTTAAAAGGCAAAGGAATTGCGACGTTTTCTTTGGTTTCTTTATCGTAATAACTGAAACCTTTGTCGTTGGATTTCCACTCGATAAATTTTGTCGCTGGGTTTGTTTGTGGTTGTGCAAACGCTTGTCTGCGGTTTGAAGTTGTACTCATAATTTATTTTATTTATGGACTCAATAGATGCTCGTGAATCCTTCGAGCTGTTATTATGATTTAGCAAATATATAAAAATTTATATTAATATTAAAGAAGTTTTATTTTTTCTTTTACCTTTTAAAATTCTACTTAAATTTTTAATGTTATAAGTTTTTTCTGCATCTACAATTGAATTATAAAAAATACCATTATTTAAATCCAAAACTATATTAATCCATTTTTTTGAATCAGACATTTTTTGTTTTGTTTCTTCAGACATTTTTTTACCTTTCCAATATTTAGCATTATTTTTTGAAATTTTATTTTTAGTTTCTTTTGTAACTATATGATTTTTTAATGATAAACTTATTTTATTTTTAATTTCATTTGAAATTATTATATTCATTTTTTTATTTCTAATTTTTTCTTTTGACTCTTCGGTATGATTTCTTCCTAACCAATATTTATTATTTTTTTTAGATTGAGATATTTTATTTTTAGTTTCATTTGAAAATATTAATTTTAATTCGTTTGTTTTAGTTAATACACAATTTAATCCATTTTCTAATACATTATAATAATCTTGCCAATATCTTTCACGTTCATTTAATTTATTTATTTCACACTCTTCAATAATTTCAAATTTATGATTTTTTATTCCATATTTATTTAATGAATTATATAATTTAATTTGCGATTTATTTTTTTTATATAATTTTAAATAAGAATTAAATCTATTTTCAATATTTATACTTTGACCAATATAAATTTTATTTTTTAAATTTGTTATTTTATATATTCCAATCATTGTTATATAAAAAGCGCCCACAATTTCAAGCGGGCAGGCTTTACTTTTGTGAGCGTTTAAATTTATTTTTAATTTCTATTGAGCCTGCCCGAACAATAGAATTGCTAAATTATATAATTTTTTTTAATTGACAAAATTTTTCTATACAAATTATTAACTCTTTCAGAGTTTATGCCTCTTTTATAGTAAAAATTTAACACTCTTTTAATCCTTGTTAGTTCGCTTTGCTTATTCATATACTTCCTCCAAATCTAAATAACGATAAGTATTTGTAAATTTTCCCCAGTCAACGACAACCGGAAGTCCGATTGTTCTTTTTGGATTTTGCAACTCGTTTCCTATTTCAACTATCACTCCGACTTTGTCGGTTGGATTGTGCCTGTCAATTTCCATTGCGAAAATACTCGTTTCTTTTAGTTTTACTTTTTGTCCTAGTTTCATAATATTAAAATTTTAGTGATATTGAATTTTTGCGAGGAGTCGTCCCTACTTTTGGAACGTCGTTTCCGTATGCGTCAATTATTGGTTGCTTTTGTGCGAGTTTTAACAGCTCAACCCTTGCGTCTAAGTCAGCTTTCAATTGGCAATAAATTTCGTCTTCAGCATAATTGATTGTATCTCCTCCGTTTGTTGGAATAAACTCAACGCCGTAATACTTTAATTTTTCAAATGGTAAGTATTTTCTCATCTCTGAGTCGGCTGAATTGATTACTTCTTTTAATCGGCAAATATTTGCCATAAAATGATGTTTGTCAACTTCTCCGCTTTCGATTACATTGTCAACCATTCTTTTGCCAGTTAGGATTGCGTCCTTTTTTGTAAAAGTTGGCTCGTACATTGTCAGGACTTGCTCTGAATTTTCTAAAAATAATTTTGAATTTGCTCCCATTACGATTTGATTTTTTGATAAGCGTTACACATTTTTTCGTTGTTTGAGTAGTGTATCGATTGGACTGTCTTACGCATCCATTTATCGAATTTTTTAATTTGTTTTAGTTTCTGATCCATTTTTCTAAGATTTTTTCGATTGTTTGTTTGATTTCATTTTCTGACTCGATAGGGATTAACCTTTTAATTATTTTGGTTTGAGTTCCCTCTTTAAATTTTGACTTGCGTCCTGCGTTTCTTTTATTCATTATTCTTTAAATAAGCTAAGTAAATTGTTTAAAGTAGTTTCGGTATCTAAAAACGTACAAATTGAACTTGCATCGGCAATAGTCAATCCGAAGACGCTTTGATTATTTTCTAAGCTCTTAATAATTTTTTCATAGGAAGTTGGATAATATTTTTTTACAATTTCTAATTTCTCTAAATATTCCGGTTTTAATCTTTCTAATAAATTCATAATGAATAATAATAAGTTAATAATCTATTTTCTATTTGTAGCATAACTTTGGCTCTTTGTAAATTGTAATTTAAATGTAAACCTAAATTTACTAATTCAATATGAGACTCAAATTTTTGCTGAGCGTTGTCAATCATTTTTAAGATTGCAATTTGTTTGCGGTGTTTGTGGATTAGTTTTTTAGTTTCCATAACGTAAAATAATTTGAATTAAAAAATAACTCGCTGCGATTAAGCAAAATCCGTAATAAAAATTTTTTGATTTCATAATTTTAAATATTTGTTTGTTAATAATAGAGCAAAGATATAATCTATTTTTAATTAAAAGGACTTAAATTAAACTTTAACATTTTCTTAACACTTATAAATTATATACAATAGGATATAATTATCCGTATTTATTCGTAATTATACGTAAAATGGTATAAAAAAACCACTTATAAAAGTGGCTTTCATTTGCTTAAGGCTGTGACGTCTCCAGTTAAGCGAATAAATTTAGTTTCTTATTGAGATAATATAATAATATTAATACTAATATAATCCATAAATACCAAAATTCAGTAATTATTGATGCTTTACGTTCAATTTGTTTGTCGCTTGTTTTTGTTTGCTCTACTGACTTAATATTTTGTTTGCGACTACTTTGTACTATTTCGTTTTTTATTGTCTTATTTCGGCTCGTTTCACGTTTGTGACGTATCTTAGCATTAAGATAGGACGTTTTTTTGCCGTTATTGTCGATAATTACAATTGCTTTGCACGTATCAATTGGCTCAATATAAAAATCATTAACGACTTTGTCAATATCATAGCTCGTATTGGTAACGATTTTAGTAGTGTCGGAGATACTTACCTCCATTTTTGTAGTCGTTTCGGTATTGCTTTTGTTTACTTTACGAGTTCCGCAACCAACTAAAAGCAATAATACTAATAAATATTTGATTTTATTTTCCATTAAAAGTACATTATCGGATTTTATTTTCCACTATTCTTAGGTTATTGACCTCATATTCGCCATTTTTTTCCACTCTAATATGAGCAAAGCCATTATTCCAACTATTAAAAGGCATATATTCCGGCTGTAAACCACATAAACAACCAACGCTCCAGGTCGTTGTCACGTTTCCACTTAAGGAAACCTCAGTGTGTTCGGACGTTCTATGGTGGTGGCCAATAATTGAGCTTTCTTTTGCTTTCATATAAAGTCCTCTGGCCGGATTAACCGGAGGAGCAAAACCGCTGAAAAATTCGTGTCCGTGTAAAAGTGGCAATTTACCGGCTTTGGCTATTTGTTTACTTTTTACCTCTTGAACGCCAGCCTCTCCAAATCTTAAAATTGTGGAAAGTTCAAAATCTGGTATTCCTAAAAGCTCAGGCGCTTGCAACTTTAAAAAGTTTTGCCAACGATCTTCGTGGTTTCCTATTTTATAATAAATCGGAGCTTGAAAATGGTCTTGTAAATTCTTTAAAAAGTTTCGAGTCATTTCCAACTCGTCGGCCATATTTCGAAGTCGTCTATCTTTAATAAATCGAGATAGCATATACATATCGATTGTGTCTCCATTTAAATAAACGCAATCAATTTTCTCAGTTTTACCGTAATCAATCGCTAATTTAAGAGCGTCGTTGTTTTGGTACGGAAAATGAATGTCAGTCAAAAATAAAATATTTTTGTTTGGAACTATTACTTCGCTTTGCTTTTCGTAGTCCGACTCTGGTAACTCAAAATTTTTTGTCATAAATTGTTTTTTTTCCTTTGTTGTTCTTTCAGAGATTGTCTCTTTTAATTTAATATTTAATTCGCCTCGATGCGCTCTTACAAGTCCTCGAGCTGACTCTACACTATTAAAATCGATTGGATAATCTGCAACCAATAAACGAGAGATTGCGTTCGTGGATGCGTGTGGAAATTTAAGTAAATATTCTCTAACAATTTCCCCTTTATAAGTTACTTTCATAATAAATTTGACTTTCCTTTTCTCTTCTTATTGTCAATCCTTTTATCTCTTTGCCTCCGGCTTTATTCCACTTTAAAAACTCGTCTTTAATCGTTAAGTCGTCAGGATTGAAATTGACTTTTTTTAATAATGTACTTTTTGCCAATCCGTTCACTCCAATATTATAAGCAAAACTCACTAAGGCGTTGAATTGATTTTGATTAACATTTGATTTTACCAATTCGTCCACTTTTAAGGCGAATTTATCGGCTATAAATTTAAACATTTCAAACGCCTCAGGCTTTGTGATTGCTTTGTCTTGCATCGTTACCTTTCTACCATTTGGATAGTATGTATTACCATATCCGATTGTCGGAACTTTGGCGCTACAAAGGTAAGGTGTCAACCTCAAGCCTTCAAATTTACAAATTAAAAGATAACCAGCGTTATTCAGTCTCATTTTTTTTATTTTTTTCCATTAAATACCAACGACGCAAAGTATAGCCTGAGGCTAATATAAAAGCAAAGACTTTCATTGCAACGTCAACCTCAGCAAAAGAGATAATAAAATAAGTTCCGGTCAATAGGGAAAGTTTTAAATCTAAAAAATATTGTCTCATTTTCTTAAACGCTCTACTATGTTAGTGACTCCCTCAATTCCAATATAAGCCGTTGCAATAACAACCCAATCGGATGAGGTTAATGTTTGATTAAATAAACCAATACAAGCGATTACGAAAACCGATAATTTTCGAGATATTAATTTATTTAAAATTACGTCAAATTGCTGTCTGCTCATTTTTAATATTTTGTATTTCGTTGTAAATGCGTAAAAGTTCCGCCTCTTTTTCTTTAAGTAATTCCTCATTCGTTTGCTCGTCTTCGACTTCTATAAATTCGACTCTAACAAGTCCATTTTCGTCATAAATTTCATTTCTTATTTGTGCCATAATTATTATATTTTATGCAACTACTATTCCAACAAACATTGGCGCTCCAGATGTTAAAGTTCCTGTTCCAAATGGATTTGGAGGAGATCCAAAAGTTGCCGTTTGAATAATATTTGTTGTTAAACTTGTTGGTATTCCCTGAGATATTGGCAATATAGTTGTTGAACCATAAGACGAAACAGTACAAGTATTTTGAAAATGTGTGCCTATCCAATAAGTTGTACCGGCTGTAAAATTAAAAGTTGTCGTTGCTGTTTTTTGCCCTAAGGTTGAACAATCTAAAGTTACACTTTCATAAAGTTTTGCGTCAGGTCTTCCGTTTAAATCTGAATAAATTAAAATTCTTGCATTTGCGGTTGCCCCTAAAATTGTAACATTTATATATAAAGATGATGAAGTTATATTTTGAGCAGGAATAAAAGGCTGTAAAGTCATTCTATTGTTATTTGTTGCAATAGTTGCTAAAGTTGCTGAAGAGATGCAACAATTTGCAACTTGACCTGACGCCATTTTTACAATAGAATGCACTCCTAAAATTCCACTCCCTCCGCTTATTGTCAAATCGCCACTTCCTAAAATGTCATTTCCGTTTATTGTTTTTATATTCGTGCCACTTACAAGCGTATCTTGTTTTGAAGTAGCTAATCCACTATATTGGCTATTAGTCGCATTGTCTCCGGTATTCGTTCCGCTTTGGTTTCCAATAGTTGTCAAGTTAGCATCCGTAACATAACGCTTATTAGTAGAGTCAGAAATGTCAGCCGTTGTCAAAGTAACGTCTGAGCTTAACGCTTTAGTATTAATTGTGCGAGTATTTGGAACTAAGCCACTCAAGTCCTGATCTCCGGTATTACTTCCTGATAAAGTTGTAATTCCAAGTTTTGATTTGATTGTCGCATCGGTTTCGTCTCCGGTATTCGTTCCACTTTGATTTCCTATTGTGGTTAAATTCGCATCCGTAACGTATCTCTTATTGGTTGAGTCAGCAATATCGGCAGTCGTAACGCTTTTATTTTTCCAAAGTGATGTTGAACTCTCGTAAGATAATAATTGATTATTTGTAATGCCGTTTATTGCTACATTGTGCAACTCTTGAAGTTCGTATCCGTTTTGAATTTGCACCTCAATTTGTCCTTGAGTTGGATGCGACCTTGTAATTTTTCCAATATAAACTAAATGATCCGGAGCGCTTGGCTTTGTAGTTGTGTAAGCTCCAGCCGTTGTCGGACTCAAATATAATTGAGCGCCCTCCGTAAATGAGGAAGTATCTAAGCCGTTCAAATCTCCAACGATTACACAATTTCCAACGCCATTATTTAAAATGTCTGATTGTAATAATCCAAAAGTCCTTGAACTTAAACTCTCCGAACTTGCTTGCGCTTTTGAAACTAAAATTTTATTTCCATTTGCTCCACTAATATAAACAATAGTTCCCTTTGTTAAAGTTGAGCCAGTCATATTTTTAACCTCACGAACTAACGTACCGGCTTGACCTCCAACCGGAATATCTAAGGCTGTTATAAATGGATTAACTCCGTCAGCTCCGTCGTTTATTAAGTCACTCGTATTTGTGACCGGAGTTGGAATTGTTGGCTTATTTAAAATTTGAGCAACGCCACTCGTTGCATTCCAATCGCTATTGACTTGCGCTGCTGGAATAGTTGGCTTGTTTAATATCTGAGCGTCTCCACTTACAGCATTCCAGTCAGCGTTGACGTTAACCTCTGCTCCAGTTTGAATACCAGCCAATTTATTTTTTTCAGCCGTTGTATAGTCATTTGTACTTAGTCCCTTTCCGGTAACTTTGTCAACTTTCAAAGCGTCTTGAGTATCAACGTATGTTATTGTCGCCAATCCACTAATTGACGGAATGGTTGGCTTATTTAAAATCCTTGCGTCTCCACTTGTAGCGTTCCAATCTGCATTAACATTTACCTCCGCTCCGTCTTGTATTCCGTCAAGTTTTGTCTTTAATGTATTTGTAAAGTCATTTGTACTTAGTCCCTTTCCGGAAACCTTATCGACTTTCAAAGCGTCTTGACTATCTACATAAGTAACCGTTGCCAATCCACTAATTGACGGGATTGTCGGTTTATTTAATATTTGAGCTTTCCCAGTTGTAGCGTTCCAATCTGAATTGACTTGCTCAGCTGGGATTGTCGGTTTATTTAAAATTTGAGCAACTCCACTCGTAGCGTTCCAATCTGAATTGACTTGACTTGGTGGCAAGTCTTGAGCCGTAATAAATGGATGCACTCCGTCAGCTCCGTCGTTTGTTAATTCGCTAGTATTGGTAACTGGCGCTGGAATTGTCGGCTTATTTAAAATCTCAGCCACTCCGCTCGTAGCGTTCCAATCTGAATTGACTTGAGCGTTAGGAATTGTCGGCTTATTTTTAATATAACTCGGATCGTTTGGTTGCGTTTCGTTCCAATCGCTTTGAACTTGCTCTCCAATTACTCTATTAATATTAATTATATAGTCGTTTGGATTGCTTATAATTGTAATCTCCTCAACGGATGCCTCAACAACTATGTCGATTGTCTCAACGATAGTTGATGAATTAACAATAATATCGTTGATAGTGTCTTGTACTATTATATCTATATTATCGCTCATATTATCTTGTTATGTCGTCAGTAATTGTAAATAATCCACTTATCCACGTGTTAACCTCTCCGTCTTGATTTGTGATTTGAATATCGTATTTGTAATTACAAGCCGGAATGTTAATGATTTGCTCATCGATTGCAAATTGTCCGTTCTCAGCATCAAAAATAGTCAACGCTGGCTCTAAAGCAATAACTCCTCCAGCCTCTTTTCTTAATTGCATCTTAACCTCTCCGTCAGTTAAGTCGAAAGGTAACTCGTTAATGTTTATTTGAAACGTTACTCGTCTGAATGTATCCCCTCTTTTGGTTGTAAAGTTTAATGTTTGCGCCATTTGTCAAAAATTTTTTTAATTTCTTTATATTTTCCTCTGTTCTTTTGTCCGTCTTCCTCATATTAATATGGTTTGTCTAGCCACCATTTACCGCAAATTAAATTTGAGCGCATTGGATTAACTATATTGTTTGAATTACTAACGTACTCAGGCAAATGGAATTTATTTAACCAACGTAACATTCTATCTTGGTACATTTCCGACTTTAATCTCATATTATTAACTAAATAATCGACCTCAGTTTTGTCAACCGCAACCGAATTGTCAGGCTGAGCCTTAAAAATTCCGTTATTATTTACTTTGTAAGCTCCGATTAATAGATATTCAACGGCTGCCGCTGCAATTAGAAACGGAACTATATATCCCTCGTAAAGAGTTAAATATTCATTCTCTAAGTCATCGTTCTCAAAGTCTAAGCAAATCTTATTGTAAAGAGTTTCCCCTAAAATTTCCTCTAATCTTATTCTCTGAGCGTCTGCGATGCAAGGAATGTATAAATCAATATCGATATTCCCACCCAAAAGGGTGTTTTTAGTAAGTTCGTTCTCTTTTAAAAGTATTGTCGTTGCCATAATTACATATCGTGTGGCGCAATATACGCCTTTGGATTATTAGTTGGTAAAATTTCGCCCTCTTTTCTAGCAACCGCTGGCGTTATTATTTCGGCATTTGGATTATTTACGTCAGCTCTTTTTCTATAAGTTTCACGTACCCAAAAATGTTTGCAAGTTCCAAAAGGGAAAGCATCACTTAATAATCCTCCACCTTTCCATAAAAAAATATCGTAAGGTTGATCCGGATTTGGATGCATTCCAAAGCCTGGATTAACATTTTTTTGACTCATCATTTCGATGTCCTCTTTACGATATAACTTATTTGCGTTAATCATTTTTTTACAAAATTCTCTTTCAGGATTTGGATTTCCGCTATATCTATAACGGCTTTTAAATAAAGCTCCGTCTTGATAACTTGATGCATTTGGACGAGCTACTCCGGTTGAAACTGAGTCTAAAGCTACTTTCATTAATTTAGTAGTAAAGCCGTTTAACCTTTCGATTTCTGCGTCCAATTCTGCCTCCTTGTCGTAATCTACCGGCTCAGAGCTTATCAATTCCCACTCGTTTAAATCAATATCCTCTCCTAAATCTGTAAAATCTTGAGAGCTTAATTGAGTAGTTTGAGCAATTGCTGGCGTTTCTACAATCGTTGTAGTTTCTGTAATTATTGGCTCTTCACTTCTTAGGCTTTCAAATTGTAAGTCCAAAGTGATTCCGTTAACTGCAAAGACTTCCATTAATCCGTCTAAAATAATCTCTTGCTTTGGTTTGATTACGTTAATCATTAACTCAGCAAAACCGACTTTTATTTCCTCAGCGTTTGAGCTAAAACCATTTGCCTCTTTTATTCCAACTAACATTGGAGAAGTCAATTTGTGAGAGGTACAAAGTTGTTGTCTCGCCTCAGCGCTTAAATAAGCGTATTGCTGGTGCGCCTCCGATACTTCTAAGGCTGAAATTGTAATCTCGCTATCTTTATTGTCGTTCCAATTTAAAAAGAAAGCTCCGGCGTTTTGAGATCCGGTTAAGTGATTACGAATTTGTCGAGTATTTTCTTGAATTGTCTCAACGCTCTCTTGAACTCCACAATTCATATTTATAATATGTCCGAATGACAACCCTTTTTGAATGTGATTGATTGAGTAATTACTTATTTCCTCCTCCATTTTAGCCCACGAAATCCCTGACACGTAACTTGGATTTGAATAATAAAATTGCCCAACCTGATAATCTCTAAAAATGTAAATTTCTGAGCGTTCTCCTAAGCCATCTCCAAAACCAAAAGCGTCAAAACGTTCCGGCTTATATTTATTTACATTTGAAAAATCATAACTATAATAATATCCTGTAATGTCTCCCTCCTCATTTGCAACCTCTGGAGCAATTCTTTGCTTAGCAATATGAAAGCATCTTTGAATTTTATTATTAATATATTTTACCTCAATTGATGCCTCGCCAAACATTTCAAAATCTTTGCATATTTTACGCAAATCTTTTTTTGAAACTAACGACAAAACAGATGCCCACTCGGACGGCTTTTTTGCTTTCTCGTCTGAGGTCAATCCCTTACCATAAATAAATTGACTATAAGAGTCAATTATCGCTGAATTGGTTGGCGATCCATTATAAGCGTCAATAATAGTCTGATAAAAACTATTTTTATCTCCATTTAAAACCCACTTTTTACCGCTTACCTCCTTAATCTCAGGACGAATGTAATTTGAAAGGTTTATTATTTGTAATTTCTCCATAAATTTATACTTTTAGAACTCCTTTGTTAAGTTCAAAATTCTCAAGGTCGGTTTGAGCAGTTGCAAAAGCCTTGCCTCTATATATTAAATTGTCATTTTCATTGATTGTAATCTCGAAACTTTGCCCCTCTTTTAAAATTGGCTCTTCAAAATCTAATATTAACACATTATTTTGGTAAAATGTAGCCAATATTTCAATCTCAATCGTTGTATCTCTTAGCTCATCCCTTAAATAAAACGTCAATTCGCCTCCGTTATAATTACGAGGAATACATTTGAATTGATAGGGCGCTGTTAAATTAAATATCCACATATATATATAACTATAAAATAGTGTTTTGTAACAAAAAAAGCCACCGAAGTGACTTTTTTTTAAACAAACTATGAAAGAAAATTAGGAAACAACCACGTTGCTAACCAAAGCCATTAAATCGGCTTTTGTAGCTGAGTCCAAAAATGGACTTAAATTACTTTCCTCAGCAGTAATCGTCAAAGTGAAACCTGATAAATCAGCTCCAGCTCCTCCGGTTACTTTTGTGCAGTTTGACATTGTTCCGTTAGCCGCACCAACTAAAAGAATATTTCCGTTATAATCCTCTACGAAAACGTAAGGACGAGATGCGCAAATCAATTGAATTTGACCTTGTAAGTCAGCTGACAATTTTGGAAGTGTAACCGCTAACGATTGAGCGTTTAAAAATGTTCCGTTATCTTGTGAGCTTGTTCCAGTTTCAGTCAACGTATTGGTTGTCGCTTTTACTTCGTATTTAAAAACTTCCGGCAAAGTTCCCAAGTCAGTAACCTGGTGACCAGAGATAACAAAACCATAATCGTCGTAGTTAGCGAAGTATAGATTTTTATAACCTCCTCTTTGATCCTTGCATCCTAAAAGTTTACCTTTTGATATTAAACAAGACATATATATATTTTTTTTTATTAAAAACCGCCCAAGTTAATGAGCGGTATTTATGTTAATTAATTAGTCTAAAGATAACCAAACGATTTCCTCAGCGTTGTAGTAACCTACTCCAACAGCGTAAACTACTTTACCTCTAACTTTACCAGTTAATAAACCGATTTCGTCTTCGTCAACTAAAGCAACTTGATTGTAGTCAGCAGTTAATCCGGTAGCGAAAACTAAGTTTTTACGCTCGTAGATAACAACAGAGTTTGAAGGCAATCCGTTTAATACTACTAAAGCGTGACGACCGAATGAAAGTGGGAAGTCAGAGTTTCCGTTTCCGTAAACGATACCTTGAGTAGATAAGTAGAAAGCGTAAGCCTGAGCAACGTCAGGAGATACAGCAACGATTAACTCTTTATTTCTTAATGCAACTGGTACAGCGTTTAAAGCTGGTTTCAAGTATTTAGTCAATACGTTAGCCTCAGTAACAGCAGCATCAGCAGTTGGCTTGTTAACGTCAGCGTCAGCAGCGAATAAAGTTAAGAATCCGTCGAAGTTAGTTGAAGATTGCCAAATGTCAGTCTCCAATTTTTCTCCGATAGCTCCTAAAACTTCAGCTTGGATTGCGTCCATAATGTCGCTTGGTGCTGTTGCGTTAGCAGCTCCAGCTCCCATAATTCCGTCAGACCAAGTTTGTCTGAAATCTTCTTTACAAACGTCAAAGTCATTTTTGAATTTAAAAGGCTCGATAGTATTTTCGTTTAAAACGATAGTACCAGCTGGAGCAAAACCGCAAGTGTAAGCAGTTGTTCCGTCAGTGTAAGCGATTTTTCTTAGTGACAATTTAAAGTTTACATTCTCAGCGATAGTTACCGCATTTTTTTCGATTGTGTCAATCGTTTTGAACGCTTGACCGATAATCATACCGGCAGCCGTTCCGTTGTAGTTTGATGATACAGTTGTAGTTGTAGCCATTTTTTAAAATTTAATTTTTTAAGTTATTTAATATTTTTTGTGACCTTGTTAATTTCACATTTTTTGTTGAAGTTTCAGCAACTTCCGGCTTTGCTTTTGTTGACGCTTTCACTTCAACTTGAGTAGTTTTAACCTCAGCGATTTGAGCGCTTAACTCAGTTTTGATTGCCTCGATTTGTTTTGAAACTTCAACGCTCATATTGGTAACGATAGCTTTTATCATTTCCTCAGTAGACATTGCAACCTCAACCTCAACCTCAGCCTCAGGAGTTTCAACTTCCTCAGCCATTACTTCCTTAATTTCAGCAATTTTTCCCTCTTCGGTAATTACTAAAATTCGTCCGTCTTCAAGTTCGTGTTCTCCAATTGGAGCTGGAACTTTGTCGCCATTTTCAGCAACGATAAAAACCGCTTGCTCAGGCTCAAAAGCCTCAGCCTCTAAAATAGTGACACCATCTTTTAGCATCATTGTAGCCATTGTAATTTCAACCGCTTCAACTTGCTCAGCCTCGTTCGATAATTTTACCGATGCGAAACCCTCTTTTATCGCATTAACGATAGTTTCTAAATTCATATTGATTTCTGATTTTAAATTTACTTTCTCCATATCAAAGACTCCGTCAATCGAAAATCCTTTGACTTTGCCAGTCTTAACGTAATCGTTCCAAATCTCGTCGTTATTGACTTTCATTGCAGCGTACCACGTTCCAACCGGCTCATTAAATCCGTACATTACGGACTTGTCGTGTACCTCGTCTTCTTTTATCCAAGTTTCAACAAACGTAACGTTTTCAATTTGCTTTCCTGAGTGTTCAATCGTTGAATTATTTTGATACCCTTGTTGACTAAAATTTTGTTGAACTTGTTTAATCGTTTCTTTTGGAAATACGATGTTAAATTCGTGTCCGTCTTGTACTCTATAAATTGGTTGGTTTGGTATTAATACCGCACCTAATAAAATTCTTTGCTCCTCGTTAATCGTTGCAAGTTTGATTTCCTTTTGTTTTGACAAGGTTACAAATTGCACTTCGATTGCCGGATCTGAAACTAAGGAGATTGCATAAACTCCCTCGTTTTCTTTTTCGTTAAATAAAACTTTATAAGTCTCCATAATACTATAACTTTTTTTTATTGTTTTGTTATAAACTTTTTTTTATCCTCCTATCGTTGCATTCTTAATAATATTCCTATCGAGAGCTTGAGCAGTGCTTACGTCTGACGCTACTACATAACTTCTTATTGGCGTTTGAGATTGACTTCCTATCGATTGAGCTAGTTGGTTTGTTGAGCTTGAGCCAACCGTGTTAAAACTCGGAGCAGTCATTGAGTTACCTCCGCTCGGTGCTGTTCCTCCCGATCCACCTCCGCCCGGAGTTTTAACGGCTAATATTTTTTGAACGTTTAACAATCCTCCGGCTATTGCAATACCAGCAGCGATTGTCGCTCTAATTGGTGCGTCAGGTGTTGGAATTGCTAACTGAGACTCGTAAGCCTTATTTGCTGCGCTATATGTTGAAATTGTTGCACTTGCTACAGCAGCAGCCTTTCCAGCAGTTGTCGACTCTCCTAACATTCCGGCAATACTTCCTAAGGCGCTCCCGTAAGAGTCTAAGGCATCCATTTTAGCCTTTGCCTCAGCTTGAGCGATTTTAACTTTTGCGTCAGCTGTTGCTTTCTCTTTGTCAAGTTGTTTTTGTTTTTGCTCTGCGTCCATATTTTCCATATCGGAAATATGTTGCATTTCAAGTTCAAATGTGCTTTTATTGGCTGCCTCTAAAATTGCTTTTTTCTCTTGAAATTCTCTCTCTAATTTTTGAGCTGGCGTCTCTTGACTTTTAGCCAAATCGTCCAAAATCTTTTGAGCGTCGTCTTGTCTTCTTTTTTCTGCGTCGGCTTGGCTTTTATTTAAATCCTCAATTCCTTTTTGAGTTTCCTCGTCAAACTTCTTTTTGTCTTCGGCTTTTTTCTTAGCTGCCTCCTTTGCGTCTTCTCTCGCTTTGTTTGCTGCCTCTTTGTTTTTATCGGCAACCTCTTTATTGTGATTAGTTTCGGCTTGTCGAATTTCAACTTGGTGTCTCAATTGAATATCCTTGCGCTCATCATAAGCCTTTTTTAAATTTTCGCTTTGCTTATTAACTTGCTTAACTGACTCGTTAACGACCTCCGTTTGTTTTTTAATTAAATCCTCGTCAGCTCCGGACGCTTTCAAAGACATTAAATAGTTTTTATTTTTTTCGTAGGTGTTCATCGCTACGGCTTTCGCTGACTTCTCGTAAGCGATTTTTTCGTCAATCAATTTCAACTCCAACGCTCTAATAGCTGACGCACTCGCTCCGGACGCTTTCGCCATTGCAAGCTCGTGACTTTGCTTTCTTTGTAATTCAGCCGAGTTTTTGTCTAGTGTTTGAGATTGACTTTTTATAGCTTTCTCGTTTTCTTTTACGGCTGCCGTATTTTGAGCCGTAGCTGCCGACGCTCCCTTAAAATAATTTACTAACGCAACTCCAGCAGCAATCAAAGCAGCAATCACTACAACAAGCGCTCCGATTGGATTGGCTGCGAGAGCAGCGTTCCACAAATATTGACCGGCTGTGACTATTTTTTGAACTATAGTATAGGATTTTGCAACGGCGCTCAATTGCTTAAATGAGTCAACGCTTTCTCCGATAGTTTGCAACCCTTGAGACAAAGCCATTGCAGCTTGAACTTTTAAAAGTGTTTGCTCAACCTCTTTTGATTGCTCTCCGAATAATGATTGCGCTCCTTGTAACGCTGCAAAACCTCCGGCAACTCCAGCCAAAGACGAACTCAACGCCTTAAATTTAGCGTCCGGATTAAAGGCATCCGTTAAGGCTCTTGCGTCTGCAATTTGATCCTTTAATTGACCGGCTCTTTTAGCAGCCTCAATTGCCTCCTTTGAGGTAACTCCAAATTTTTCGGATAATGCAGCAACGTCAGCCTGAGCCTCCCTTAATTGTGAGCGTAAACTTCCAACCCTTTCGTCTGCGTTGCTTTCAATTTTTATATCAATTACTTTCTCAATCGCCATTTTAATAAGTCTTTAAATTGTTGTAAATAGTTTTTTTTAAGTTCAAATTTTCCCTTAGCGGTTGCGATAATTTCATTTTTTTCGTATTGCTCAGCGTGTTTGAGCATTTGCAAAATATTTGTTATCATAATTCATTTAAAAGCTCGATGTCGCTCTCTCCGTTTGTTAAGTTAGTAGTTATTTTATTAATTCTAAAAATACGATCCACAATTTTAAACCTATCATTTAGCTTTAAATTCATAAAAATACTTATTGGCAAAATTGCTTTGATTTTTGTAAGTCTATTTTTAGCATTAAAAACTTGCATAATATAATCCTGATAATATTTAAAAAATAATGTATCAATAAAATCGTTAGTTGCAGTCCATTCGTTTAATTCAGCTTTAAAATTTATATTTGAAGTCCCGGTTGTTGGATCTAAATAAACCGAGTTTGACGGCAAAATATATTTTGTAATTTCCTGATGAGTTGAGGTTGTTTTTTTAAACGAAAACGCTACATTGTCATTATAAATAGGATAAAATAAAAGCGGTTTGTTAAGTGACGCCTCATAATTACCAGTAGCAGCGTTAAAATTGTCGTTTGCTGAATAACCCCACTGAATATCCGTAACACTATTATCGAAAATATCGTACAATCTCTCAAATTTCATATGAGAAAACGGAAGAGTTACTTTATAAACGCCTCCCTCAATTTCCGGTAACTCATTGTAAATCTCTTTCGCCCAGTCGTAATTAAATTGCTGGCTATGTTTTAACGCTAAAAGTGTCTTTGTGTCTTCATATCCGAACTCAACTTGCTTAAATGGTAGAGCTACGTTGACGCTTTTACTATCTACTTTAATATATTTAGTAATATTGTGAACGTTTCCAGTACTATAAAAGTCGTTTAATGTTTTTACTACTATTATATTATTCTCAACGTAAGCCGTCAAATTAAACATTTTAAAAAGTCCGGTTAAAAAATCCAATACTTTCATCTCAGGAATTTGCTGAGCAATATCGAAAATAAAATCATTTATAGTATTGAAAGCCGGTACAGTATAAACGTCAAAAACTACACTACTCGGATTATCCGGATAATCAAAACGAGGCAAATTTAAATCTATTAAGTCTATTGTAATAATGACTTGAGATTGAATAAAAAATGTATAACTTGCAACATCAATAATTCCCAAATCTAAATAAGCGTTTCCGTTTAAAGTATTACTTTGAAAAAATAAAACTCCGTTTCTAAATACGCTAATTTTGTAATCGTCAGTTGAGGTTGTGGTAGTTTGAATGTAAGAGTTCCCAGCTAAATAGTCTTGAGTTACGTGCAAAATTGTCGAGTTTTCGAAATAGCTATCGACACCAGTTCCCGTCCAGGTATCGATTAACTCCGGAGGTAAAATATTTGAGTCAACTCCTTGAACGTTTCCTTTACTTCGGTGCAACCACATAAATAATTGATAATAGTCAACGTTTGAATTATTAAAAAAATCATTACTAAAAGTCAATCCGTATTGACTCTCAATTGCTCTAATTATTTTATCAATTCGAATAGCATATTTTAACTCGCTCCACAAAAGCCCGTGATTGTGTCCTCCTCCGCTATGGTAGTGTAAATTTCTATCGTCATTTGAATGTCCGGAGCTACTATCAAAATAATATCTATTTGTGTGCGTAATAAAAGGCACTAAAACGTCGGCAGTTGTCGGATCTTCTCGAAAGTAAGTCAATATCTCATCTGCATTATAGATTTTATTATAAGCCGACAAAGGCAAAGCGTTCAATTTATCCTCTCCGATTAAGTCGTTGAGTTTTATTGTGTCTCCGTAGTAAGTAATTCTATAAGCGTAAGGCTGGTTATTTTGTAAGTCAACGCCCTCAAGTTTGATTTTACCACTATTAAATCGGTTTGAGTCAATTTCAATATAGCCGTCAATTCTTACTCTCGCATCAAATCCTCCGTCAATATCGTAATTGTAATAATGTTTAAATAAACGATTATTTTCTGAGGTTGCTGGAATTGAGAACGACTTAGAAAAATCGGTAAATACTTTGGAAATATCTTGAACGTCTTGAATGACTTGAGTGATTGATATTGTCTCGTCGTTAAATAAGTCAATCCTTTGATAAGCTCCGGTTGTAATGTCTTTTAAAAATAAAGCTAAAGTTAAATCCATTTAAATAGCGTCGTTAATTAAATTATAACTATATTCAAAATCAATCTCGTAGTTAATCAATCTATTTTTTAATTTAGTTTTTAGCTCAGTGCCTTGAGTTTTTACAATTACTGGTTTGCGATCCAACAAAACGGTTTCGCTTAAAAGTAAATCAGTAATTAATTCGTTATAACTTTCGTCAATCCAACCGGAATTAACTTTTATCGTTTGAGTTCCTACAAAATTAAAGGACTTATTTTGACCTCTTAACGCTGTATAATTTACGTTATCTGGACTCAATTTATAATCACTATTTTTGACGCTTAAATTATTGGTTTGAGCTTTGTAAAAAGTCAAAGTCTGCCAACCTCCGTAACGATTAATAAAATCAATTAATACCGGCGTATATTTTGGTTCACAAATTGGATAAGTATAAAAAGGATCGAAACTAATAGGAGGAGTTACATCATCGCCGGGAGTGAATGTAATTGTTACACTTGATCCATTTACATAATTACTATCGCTTTTAACTAACGAAATCGGAATGCGATATAAATAAACTCCGATTAAATTATCAAAATTTATTGCAGTTGAATAAGTCACTCCGTCAATACGATTATAAGTAATATTTAAATTGTCTAGTAAATTTTTATATTCAACTAAAATATTTAAATATTGAATTGTATTTGTCGGATAGGTATTTTGTATTTGATAATTGTTTTTTATATTTGGATTAAATAACAAATCTACTCTACTATTAACAGCATTTTGCAATCCGTCCATATATTGAGTGAAACCATTTACCCCTACATAATTAGTCGTATCAATCAAAACATAAGTACCGGCATTATTCCAATATCTTTTTACTTTAAACAAAGCAAAATTTTCGTTATAATCTCCAAGTGGAACGTCAGTATATAAAGGCGCAATATTATCGATAAATTCCTTAACGAAATTTGATATATTATAATAATTTGATACGTTTGTTGGATCAGGCGACGGCTTGCTCAAAGTGTATCTCGGAGAAATTGGAGGGACTTCGCCTTGTCTCCAAATAAATAACTCTATTTTAGAGCCAATTTGTCCAGCCTCAGTGACTTCAATTACAAAAGGACTTCTTACTTTAACTACTTTCATTTATTTAATATCTTTTAATGTAAATTCTAAAAACGACTCCAAATCTAAGCCGTACTTCTCAGCTATTTTATTGTCAAAATCTTTGTACTCATTGTCAAACGCATTCCTAAAAAATCTCGTCTCGTATGTTCCCGTCCTATTTATCGAGTTCGTTATCGAGGTAACCATTAATTTACGATTTGTAAATTGACCTCCAGCGCCTCGCACTCCCTGAATGCCTTTGCGAATAACCCACTTATCAATTGCACTCCTTGAGGCGTTTGCTTTATATGGAGAATTTGGAGCTTTTGCACTTGACTCACTTCCTTTCGTTCCATAATCTAATTGCGCCCAATAGTCCTCAGCGTAAAAATCAAACTCAATTGAGTTTTTATTCTCTTTGGCTTTGTAATCTAACGACTTCGACAATTGACCGGACGCATTGTGCGTTCCGTAACGTCCTCCGACTTTTAGATTTTGCCTCGCTCTCTCGACAACCGATTGACCGAACTCGTTTAGCGCTTGCTGTACATTTTTAATCTCCATTACAACAAACTCCAAAATCGTTATTCGGTACGCTTATTTCAATATCACACTTCCAGCCGTCAAGTGCATTCGTAAACGCTAAAAGTATTGGTTGCAAACTCGGATCGTTTTGTAATTCAATATCAAACTCATTACGTTGCAATCGCATTTTCGTAATCATATAATTGAGGATTGCGTGGCAAGTGTTGAGGTTGTCAAGCTCGTTGTCGTTCCCTAAGAATTTATCTTTTACATTTATCTTTGACATATTACGAATATCGACAACAGCCACCTCGAAAGTAAAATTAACAACTCCGTTATTAATTGAAGAGCTGAGTATATTAATATGAGCAAGCGGAAATATATTTTTTTTAACATTGTCGATTATGTCTGTGCCGTGAGTAATTGTATTTAAAAGAGGTGCGCTCTCCAACGTACTTTTAATGTAATCTATTGCCTGATAAAATGCTCTCATTTTTTAAAGTGATTTTTAATTTGTTTTGCCTCCTCTTTGCTCTCGTCTATTAAGTATGATAATAACGTGAGTGACTCGTGAAGAGGCTCGTTTCCAACTTCTCTAGGTTTAATTCCAAGCTCTCTTGAAAGTCTAACAAAAGATTGATACCAACCCCACCGCTCGTTAAAACCTCCTCGAGAAATTTCCCCTCCCTCATCGCCTTGCTCTCCAAATGCGATAGGATATTGCTCAATAATTCCTTGCTTAAATTCCAAAAAAAAAGTATCGCTCCAGTTACTACGTCCATTCTCACGTCGTTAAATAACTCGGCTTTGCTCTCGTCTCCGTCGTAATCCTCAATTTGATAAAACGGCATTGCTGACTTTGTAACTGGACGATATAATACTGACATCAATAGAGCCAAATTATCCTGGTCTCCGAGTAAGGTGTCAATCGTTGCGTGTTCTCCGATAGTCATTTTGTCTAAATTCGGAATAAATCCATAATTAACTCCGTTCATTTTAAACGTCCTAACGAGCTGAGGTTTTTGATCCAATACCTTAGCCAATTGCTCAACGATTTCAGCGAAGTCGTTTACCGGTATTTTCATAACGTCAGCCACACTCAAATTACAAAATATCGCAACCATTTGAATGCAAACAAAAGTCTCATCGTCTTGGTTGTCTTTTACTACTTTTAAATATCTCAAATATTGAGACAATTTAATCTCCTTTAAATCCGTTGGAATTACTACTCTCATATATATATAACTAAAAAAAGTGATTTTGTTTATAAAAATTATGTGATTATTATTTTGCGCGTTGGCTTAAGTTCAAAAAATATTCTCATCATTAAAGCGTCAGAGTAATCCGGAGAGCGTCCAATTTTCTTTTTAATTTCGTCTTTGTTTATTAAAGCTATTTTTGAGGCGTCTGTCTCCCTTGCTAGTCTAACCATTTCCAACTCTTCCGTTAATTGCTGAGATTGTTTTTCGTTGCAATTTATATAAATTTCATTTCTATTTACTGTCTCAGCTAATTTATAATAACATTGAGTTTTAATATTTTGAAAATTCTCTTCTTTATTGTTGTATTTTATTGGCTTTGCGTTATTGGTAAATCCTAAGCATTTTAAATAATCTTTTACTCCTCCTCCAACGCCGTCCTCATCGACAATAATATTATTTCTATTTACATTATATTTTTCAGCTAATTTATTAATTGCATCAACGCTTTCGTCAACTCTTGAGACTTGCATTTCAAAAACTTCAATAACTCTAAACCCGTCCCAACAAAAAATAACGGTCTTATCTCTACCAAGTCGAGCAATATCGGCGGTAATATATTTGACTCCGCTTTCAATATGTGTATTTGAAAATAATTTAACTATGCTTTCATTTGTCATTAGTTGTCCCTCATCTTCCGATTGCTCAGCCTCATAAAGTTCTTTAAAAATTTTCTCAGGTAAATCTCGTTTTGCTTGTAGAATTTCCTCTTCTTCAATTATTCCCTCTGCTACCGCATCCCAACAAGTCACTTTGAAATACTCATATTCTTTGTCTGTTTTGGCTTTTTCTTTTAATTTATGCACCCAGTTTGAAATTCCTCCAAAGTTACCAATTAATTTGCAAGGTGCATTTGTTGAGGTTAATGTTGAACGTAAAGCAAACCACGCCTCCTCTCTTGCTCTTGGTGCCTCGTCAAATACACACGCATAAACATCCTCTCCATATAAATTATCCGGTTTTTCTGCTGACTTAAAATGTATTTCAGCTCCATTGGGACAATAAATAATAAGATTTGTCTCGTTGAATTTATATAATTTTGTAGCTGCTAAATATCTTCGAAGTCTATTAAATGCGATTTTAGATTGATTAAATACTGGAGCAACCCACCAATAATTATGACCTTGTTGGTTTTGATTTTCGTGAGCCTTACCAAATAGCCAAATAATATGCGAAAACGTTTTACCTACTTTGGTTGATGCCTCAGTAATTGTAAAACGTGATTTCGAATTTAATATTTTCTTTTGGTAACTTGTTAAATTTGGAGGTATTATGTCCATTTAGTCATGTCGATAACAGGAATTGTCACTCCCTCAACGTCAATAGTTTGATCCGGTTTTCCAACTGTGTACTCTAAAAATAATTTTGCAGCGGAAACGTCTTGATCTCCAATAGCTTTGATTTTTAACATCGTCAAAACTTGGATAATATCTTCGTTATTAAAAGACTCATTTATTATCTCTTTAAATTTATTTTTTCTTTTGTCGTCTGGACGAGTTGCCTTTGTGCTATGCCCTCCGTTGTTTTTTCTATTATCCATAATTAATACAAATTAACTATTAATTTTATAAGCTCCTAAAATTACTTCGTTATTAGTCAGAAACTCCGACGTAAACAATTTAAAGCCGTTGTGAGACTTCTTTTTTAATAACTTATATAAGTTACTCGGCATCCAAATTTCGTTCGCTGATAGGTCTGCTGGTGCGTTTTCAATTATAGCGTCGAGGAATTGATAAAATTCGGCTTGCTGTTGTTTTTTAGTTGTTTTCAAAACTGAATAATTTATATAAATCTTTGATTATAGCCTCGTGGACTTTTGAGCAACTTGAGCAATTTGAGTTATCGATACCAAAATAATACGAATAAAGTCCGTTTAAAAATTCAGCATCCTCAAAATTTAACTCAGTACGTTTTCCGTCGATTACTCTTTGACCTTTTACGTCTAAAAATATCCTAAAATGTTCTTTGTCGATTGCTGTCATTTCCGATTTTACCTTTTTAAAGTTAAATAATCGGTTAAGTCCGAAACGTCTCTCCTCGCATCCTTGACAAGGCTCAATTCCTACAGCTGAGGTTACAGCTGCAACCACGTCGCCAAGTCCTTGAATTTCTTTTTTAGTCTTTCTTTTTGCCATTTAATTTATTTTTTACCATTTTATTAATCCGGTGTATAGTTTGAATATGTATTCCGGTTTGTCTTGAGAGTTCTCGTTGCCCTAAGAGCGTCGATTGCTCAAACATCGTCCTTTCGTACCAAGTTAAATCTTTTGATAGCTCTGAATAGTCAATTCCCTCGCAATATTCCTCGTCTTCGACTTCAAAATTACTAAAATCGTCGATTAAAATATCGTTATTTTTAAGAGAGTCATAAAATAATGACCTCAAAGTTACAAAAATATATCCGTCAGTGACTGGAATAGTCCTTTCTGATAATTTAATATACATATTTTGCACCAACTCATCTGCTAAGTCCTTGCTTTTGCAAATTTGAAAAGCCATTTTCCGCCATTGAGCGTCCTTTTTAGCGAGTTCGTGGATTATCAAAGCCTCATCGGATTAAAATACTCACTTAAAAAATGCAATACGTGAGTTTCGTTTTCAATATAATATGCCGTACCTCGAATAATCAACACAATTTCCTCTGGAGACTCAACCCAATATCCGTCGATACTATCGACGTTGACTCTAAAATCCACAAAAGATCCGTTGAGTCCGAGATTGTCGTCTTCCTGTTCCAACCACATTTGAGTCGATATTGTGTAAGGTTTAATCATATTACAAATATAGTAATTATATTGATATAACTAAAAAAAGTTATTTTGTAACAAAGTTTAAAAAATAGTTGGATTATCAATTATTTTTTTAACTCTTTTATTTGCTATGTTAACGTGTTTTTCTGTTATCTCATAACCTATAAAATTCCTATTTTCTTTTATTGACATCGCGCACTCTGTCCCACTTCCAGCAAAAGGAACTAATACTAAATCATTTTCACGTGAACAAGTTAAAATTAATGCTCTTGTTAAGGTTTCAGGTTTAACAGTATCGTGATCATATTTTGCTCCAGTTGTGTTTTGTTCGTTTGAAAAATTTAAAATTTCTCTTAAATTAAATAAATTATTATAAGGTCTGCGCATTTCTTCGTACTCCAATTTTATTTCTTCGTACTCCAATTTTATTTCTTCGTACTCCAATTTTATTTCTTCGTATGGTTTTAATAAATATTTATTATTTAGATATTCCCTAACTTTTAAATATTGTTCTTCTGTAATTACATTATCACCGTTTAACCAGTTTGAAACGCATCCAGTTAATCCTCCGGTTTTACTTGGAAATAGTTTTGCAATTTCTTTATTATTTACTTTTGCGTTTTCAAATTCAATCCTCAAATACTTACTAAATGGATTTTTAGGTTTTAAAAATTGTTCAAATACTAATTCACCTCCTGTTTTTTGGTCTGTTTTTTCATAATACAAAATCCTTTCAGTACAAGGAGCAAAAGTTCTAATCCCTTTGCTTTCCTCAAGCCCCATAAATGATCCTTTATTCCAAACTAAATTATTTAATAAATTAAGGTGTTTATCAAATATAATTTGAGAATAAGCAATATTTTTAGCGTCTCCATACCATAATAAAGTTCCATTGTCAGATAATAATCTTTTACATTCAATCGCCCATTTTTCAACGTCAATTAAATAATCGTCAAAAGTCTTCCATATAAAATCAAAATCTCCTTTAACTTTATAATAAGGAGGATCGGCAATAATTAAATTGGCGCATTTGTCTGGCAAATCATTATTTAAAAAATTCAAATGATGAATTTTATTAATTTCATTCATATTTATTTACTTTTAAATTCAACATTCCAATCACTCCAAACATAAACTTGACAGCCGTGTTTTTTAAGCTCTGAGAGCCTCAATTCTTGTAAAGGTGACAATATACCATTTTCTCTTTTTACTTCAATAAACGTCGCCTTTCCGTCTTTTATAGCTAAGAGATCCGGAATGCCATTTGTTGAGGTCTTTATTAACTTGGTTACAAAATACCCTTGCGCCTGGAGTTTCTTTTTTATCTTAGTCTGTATTTGCTGCTCTGTGAGAATTTTAGACATTTAAAATAGTTTTTAGACATTATTTAGACATTAATGAGTCATTATAAAAAAAAA